CAGCTGGGCCCTGGGCTCCAGTCGCGCCGGTAGAGCCTTGTGGGCCAGTGGCTCCATCATTACCGTCTGCACCTGCAGGGCCTTGGGCTCCATCATTACCGTCTGCACCCGCAGGGCCTTGGGCTCCAGTCGCACCGGTAGATCCCTGTGCTCCGGTTGCGCCTTGAGCACCAGTAGCACCCTGGGCTCCGGTAGCTCCTTGAAGAGCTACATCAGCAATTGTTCCCTTTTCCCATGCATTGGCCGAAGTGTCGTAATATACAATTAAGTCATCAGAAGCTGCATCGGTGGCTGTTGTAAAACCTGTTAGGGCTGAACCAACATTAGTTGTATCAGTAACATCAGCTAAAGCTTCGATGCCATCTAATTTCGTGCCATCAGCCGAAACATCACGACCATCAACTGTGCCAGAAACACTGATGCGGCCCGAAATAACTATGCCATGGGTGTTCGTGTAGAGTTTGGTTGAGTTGTTATAGTTTAGTCTTGCCTGTCCGTCTTGAATAAACTGCGCGCAAATCTCAGTTCCTGCTGCGTTCATAATCCGAACATCGTCTCCGAGTATTCGTAGTTGCCCAGTGCCAGCATCTTGGATAAAACTACTCGACCCGTTGCTATAAATCTGTAAGTCAGACTGATCACCAAAGATGGCTTTCTTGTTGCTAAAAGTAACATCGCCAGTAAATGCACCGCCATCAGCAGTCACCGTGCCATTGACATCAATGCCGCTTGTATTAAATATGGCATAGTTTTGAGAACCGCCCGAAACTCTTAAGGCAGCATTACCTGTCCCAGTGCTTTTGGTAATGATAAGCTGCATCTCATTAGAGAGAGCTCCATTATCTATACTAAATAGACCATCCGGCCCTTTTACGGTAAACTTATGCGTCGGAGTATTTGTGCCAATACCAACTCGATTGTTGTATGAAGAGCCATTAGCACCGACAAAAAGGTTATTTGTATCAACTGAGAAATCAGCGTTGACTGCCAATGCACCCGTCATTGTATCGCCAGACGTTGTGACGTAAGAACCTAAATCACTGATCTGGCTTTCTGTAATAGTAATGTCATCTTCATGAGCCGTCACATCTGCTGAGGTTACAGTATAGCCTGTGATGTAACCGCTATCATTGGTTATATCGGACGTAGCTGTGGGAACTGTAACTGTAACAACACCCGTATTGCCGTTAACACTGGTTACAGCGTCCGTGGGCGTGGCAAGTAGCGTATAGTCTGCCATCGTCCCCGCAGAACCGCCATTATGCATATATGTTTTGTTCTCGTCAGAACGAACAACAACGTCACCTTCTTGAGCCGTGAGCGCAAGCTGGGCACTTTGACTGGCAGCAGTTTGCACTGTTGTTAGAGCTGTAGCAGCCATGTTCGCGACAGGCAGAACACCAGTGACCTGATTAGTCAGATTTATGTGTCCAAAGCTGAGGTTACCAGATCCATCTGTTTTCAATGTTTGTCCGGTAGTTCCATCGGAGATTCCGAGTTCTAAAATACTAGTGAGATTATCGGTGTTATAAACATTACTTAAGCCTAAGTTGTTGACAGCTACGGACACGCTGGCTAGATCGCTGAGATTGCTAGCTGCCAGCAATGTGCCAGCCAGGGATGCATAAGCGTCCAGCCATTGCGTACCTGAATAAACCTTTATTGATCCGTCAGTACTGTCGAAATACAAAGCCCCCTGGACAAGAGCGTTCCCGTCATTGTCTAAAGTTGGAGCTGACGACTTCACACCGAGATATAAATCAGTGAAGCTGTCCAGAGCCGCCAATGCGCTGTCACGAGCTGCCTCCGCTGCGCTCTGAGCGGTTTCGGCAGACGAGGCGGAGCTGGAGGCTTCACCTGCTTTTGTCGCCGCAGTTCCAGCCTGAGTGGTCGAGATGCCAGCTTGGGTGGCCGCAGTACCGGCTTGGGCAGTCGCTGTCGCCGCGCTCGCTGCGCTGCTGGTCTTACTGCTAGTTGCGCTAGCCTGGGCAATCTCAGAGGCAGCTTGAGCTGCTAAGGCTTGGGTCTCAGCGGCTTGGGCATCTGTCTCAGCTTGCTCGGCTGCTGCCTGAGCAGCTTCCGCTGCTACCTTACTGGCCTCTGCATCGGCAAGCTTTGAATCAAGACTTGCAAAGGTTCCGGATTCAGCACCACCGTCTTTAAAGAAACTACTGTTAGCCATGCCGCTTACTCCTCATCATATGTAAAGGCTAGTGAAATACTCTGGGTGCCACCGTTGAGCTCTTGGTCGTTAGACTGCTCTTGGAGCTCCTCGAGAAAAGCTTTGTACTTTGCCTCGAACAATGGACTTCTCTCGTCGAGATAGAAATCGGCGGCAAAGGTTAGACCGGCATAGATCACCAGGTCGGGTGCGACTGTTGTTATCGTCGTCTCAGTGCTATCCGACACAAAGGCTTCAAGCTCCCCATAATAGTTTAGGGTAACTGAACCATCAGCAGGGTACGGGTAGATGAGAAGCGAGGCTTGCTCTCGAGCATATTTGGTTGGGTTACCGGTTAAGCTGTTCGCCCTCAAAGCTTGCATTGTCTCCATACTGACACGTTCAATTGTTGTACCGGAGCTGTGGTAGAGATCGCGTGTTTCAAGGAAGTCGTTTGGCAATACAAGTGCTTGGGTTGAGCTGCTGATCGTGTAGTTCCGCTGCTTCTCCATGAAAGGCACTCGGAGGCTGCGCTGGATCCGCGCCAAGCCCTGGTCGATGAAACGCTCGGTGAGCACTGTGCTGATATCGCTGCGGTTAAGCACTTCGTTAAAATGCGTTTTAAGATCGCCATAGTTCATTGCGATTGATCCTCTCTATTGGGTGTCTTTATCAGGCATACCTGTTGCGCTTCTTGGCTGGCTTCTTCTTGGCTGTCTTGGCGGCTTTCTTAAAAGCAGAAGCTTTCGGTGCGCCTTTAGTTCCGGCCTTACGCATACTCTCGCCTGATCCGGCTTTGATGCGTTTACGTTTTGCGTGAATATTCTTGTAAAGGCCCATTGATTACACCTGCTTGTTAGTTGTGATAAATGCGTCGAGGTTTTCGGCTTTCAAACGCCTCAGGACATCCTTGTGAGAATGCTGGAATAGATCAAAGCCTTCACGCAGCCACTTCTCATGCACTGCTACAGGGATCGAGGCGAGACGTTGGTTTTCGCCTTCTCGCGTGTGCGAGCTGGCAAAGCGTTCATCGCGCAGATCTTGGATAAAGCTTTGTGGAATGATTTGTGACTTCTTACGAGTAACGCGATCACCGTCTTGGATCAGTTCCTCTTTGATGTCGTGTATTGCTTTTGTGTCTTTCGTATCAGACATAGATGCTTCCTTTCTTATGTCGTTTAAAAGGTCCCCCAGGGGCAGCAGTAAGGAGAGCAGAAACCTGCAAACCCCTGGGTTCCCAATCAGTCAATCAGAGGCCTAGGAAAGGCCTGTGATCATGCCCGAGTCAGCGAAGTTGCTGTGCTTAACAGATACTTCACCAGTGACCATGTGACGGTCGCTGTCGCCTTGCTTAGCAAGCAGAGTGCGAGTGAATGGGCGCAGAGACACCGTGCGGAACATCGACGGATCGATGAGGAACGCATTGGTGCTGAGCTGGTGGCGGTTGAGTACAACGCGGTACTCACCGAACGGCGAGACGTACAGGTCAATTACGTTGACCAGCTCGCGGCTTTGAGCGAACTCACGATTGCGGCCTGAGGCGGCTGCAAAGCCAGCTACGATGGTAGCATCGGCAGGTTTAATCATGAGAATGCTTGGGTCGGAACCGTTGTCATAGCAATCCTGACCCAGCTCAAGAAGCTTAGCTTCAGTGAGCGCATCAGCAGAACCTGCACCGGCATCAACCGTTGTCGAGATCTGTTGCGACACAGAAGCCATTTCACGAGCAGTAGATCCGTTGCCGTTTACAGCAGCGTTGTCTACGCCGATCATGGCGCGTTCATAGTCACGCTTGATCTCTTTCAAAGCTTTTCCGAGCTGGTACGCAGTTTCCTTGGCACGACCGTAAGTCTTAACGGCATCAGCGGTTGCTGTGACGTTGAATACTTTGGTCATGATTTGGGTCGTATTGGAACGGGTCGAAGGTGTAGTCAGCGTTCCGTCAGTTGCCGTAAAGCCCTCTACTTGGGCGTTGTCGGCTGCTGCGGAAAGACTATCTTCAATCCACTCAAAGGTACGAGCGTTTACTTTTTCGTTCTTGATGAGGCTGTAAAATGGGCAATCTGTGGGCGTAATGTCATGGATTACGTCTTCGACTGATTCTGCCAGACCTACTTGGTCGTAAGTTGTATATGCTGCCATTGTTTTATTCCTTTCAATGTTTCAGCGGGGGGGTTTTACTCTTCCCAGCGAGCCATCAGCGCATCAGCAATGTCATCAATGTCGCTGCCGCGCTCGTGCAACTTGGCACGGGACTTAGCAAGCTTCTCTGTCCGTAACTGCTTGTTACTTGGCGGTGCCTTTTGAGACCGCATGACTTTCTTTGTTGATGCTTTCTTGCGTTTGACCGAAGCAACTCTTTTGCCCTGATCGTAAAGACGCGCCTTGTTCAAGATCATGATCGAGTTAGGATCGACAATCATGTTCACCTGTTCTTCCGGCAAGCCCTGGGCAACCGCATAAGTGCGGATGTCATTATAGAGCTCGTTGGACCACTCCGGCACTGCGTCTTGCAGCACCTTCACCGCTGTCTGGGCTTGCTCCTGCAGAAGCTTATCTTGCTCAGATCGCATTGATGAGTAGTAGGTGTCGGCTTCTTCACGAAGGAACTTGAGTTGATCCTCAGCTTGTTGGGCTTCCTTACGCAATTGCGTAAAGTCCGAGTCGGACATGGTCTTAGAGGCGACCAACATATCGACATCGGCGTAAGGCTTATATGCCTGTTCAGCTTGTTCAAGCATCCGCTGCATAACTGCACTGGTTTTACCCACTGCCTCTTCTGCAGCTTTACGCTGGGTAGCTAGTTCTTGAGACTTTCGGGTGAGCGAGGCCTCTTGTCCATAAAGACGCGCAAGCTTCTTAGCAGGTACCTGATGGGTCTCTCCGTCAACGGTTACTGAAACGAGATCATCGTTGGACAGTTTACGGGCTTCTTCGGCCTCTTCCTCTGTCTCTTCTTCTTCTTGATCATCGTCATCTTCGTAATCGTCTT